GCTGGGCATCCTTGGCCAGACGGACGTGGCCCATGCACCGCTCGATGTTGTCCACGAACCAACGCTTGCCGTAGACCGGGACAATCGGGATCTGGTCGCCGGCGATGTAGCCGCTGTCTTCCAGCACCTTGCCGCCTGACATGATGTACTTGCGCACCTTGCGGCGCTTGACGCGGCGCTGGCGGACCTCTTTGGTGCCGACAGCCTCCAGCATCATCTCAAGTTCTTCGTCGTCCTCGAAGTCCTTTTCCGAATACTTTTCTTCCTGCCCGTCGATGGTTTGGAAGATGCGGATGGTTTCTGACGCTTCCTCGACGCGGTAGACCTCGGCCACATAGACGACATCAGGCGTGGCCCAGTCAAAGGCCCACTGCTCAATGCCCTTCGGCCAGGTGGTCGGATCGTCATCCCATGCTGCCCGGTATGCGTCGCGGGTCATCGCGGTCAGAACGTAGCAGAGCCGCGCGTCGGCCTTGTCCTGGCGCTTGGCGTCCAGATCAAAGAAGACCGTGCTGTCAGCGTCGTAGATCGGTTCGATCCGAATGCGCTGCTTTTCGTTCTCTTCGTCGTATTCGTCTTCATAGACGGCACGCAGGCGGAACGCACCGAAGCCGCCACCGACGGCCTCCTCGAATGCGTTGTCGTATGCTTCGTTGGAGCCGCTGTCCTGCTCGTCGGCCCGGAACAGCCCATCGCACACGTCGGCCAGCTTGTCGTCGGCGGTGCCGTCCTTGCTGACGAAGTCAACCGTGATGCGGTTGTTGCGGTATTCGTTGATGATCCGCATGACGGCGAGGTGGACCTTGTTCACCTCGAACTTGGGCTTGTTCAGATATTGCTCATAGAGGTTTCCCTCCCACTGCGCGCCGGCGATGGAGTAGAAACGGCGATCCTCCAGGCACTGCAAACGCTCATCGCGCATCACGCCTTGGATGTCATCGAACTCGGCCAATGCTTCTGCATGGACGTTTGCAAGCCGCTGGTCTTTGGTCATGCGGGCCAAGGTGCGCGCCTTTCGCTGGATATTTGGGCCGCAGTATATGACAGGCCCAACAGAATATCAATCACCGTGCCATCGGCATCATGACGGGAACGAGGCGGGGCTTCGCCTTCTCCTGCTTGCCTGCCCGACGTGCGCCCTCGCAGGCATAGCGCAGAGCGTCGATGACGTGGTTTTCCTTGTCCTCCAGCATCGGGAGAATGCTGCCCGTGTCGCGGTCGGTCTTGTAGCTGTAGAGCGTCAATTCATCGATGGTGTGCTTGCAGCGGGGATGCACAACGATGTCGAAAGACTTCAGCCATTCGACGCCCTCCTCGACCGACTTCGGCCCCTTGACGGCGGGCTGGATCTTCGGGAAGCCGTTCTTGCGCATGTGGCTGATGGTCTCGGGCCGCGCGCTGTCGGCCACCATCGGCCAGCGTTCAGCGTCGGGGATCGTCATAAACAGAGCCGGCGTGTCCACGATCTCGCAGCCGACCTGGTAGGCCTCGTGGTCAATATATAGCTTCCGTCCTATAATGTGGCAGCGCACGCCAACGGTCGGATCGGTGGCAAAGCCCCAGTCTGCACCAAGGCGATGCACGGCGTCTGGCGGTGCCTCGAACTCCTCGATGGTCCAGTTCTTGAACACGCGGGTTTCGCTGTTGCGGACATACTCGCCCTTCCAGACGTGCATGTATTTGTCAGGATCGCGCCGCTTGTCGTATTCCATTTCCTCGCGCAGCACCTCGGGAAACCAAGGGTTGTCGCTGTAGTTGACCTCGATCACCACCGTCTTGTCAGGCGCTCCAGGCCCACGCAGCAACTGCTCGATCGGGTCAGTGTCGTATCTCGGGTTCCATGTGAACCAAAGCTGCGATGCGGGCTTGCGGATGGTCGGGCGCAGGATGTCCAGCGAGAACTGGCTGATCGACTGCGCTTCTTCCACCCACGCGATGTCGAAACCTTCCAACGACTTGATGCTGTCTGCCGTGTGGTTCTGCATCCCCTGGAATACGATCACGCCGCCCTGGGCTGACTTGATCTGCGTCTGCTGGATCTCGAACATGTGGCCGACGCCCATCTCCTCGATCTTGTTCTCAATCAGCTTCTTGACCGATTGGGCCAGAGACTTCTGCACCTCGCGCACGCAGACAGCGTCAACCTTTTCGCTGACGCTGCGCTCAATCAACATCTCTGCGAAGAAATGCGACTTGCCTGAGCCTCGGCCACCGTACGCCCCGAGATAGCGGGCGTCGGGGCGCTTCAGGATCGGCAGAGACCAGCGTGGGGTCTTTAGCTGGAGCTTCATCTTTCTAGTTCACGCAACTGCATCAGTTGCTGGATTTGGTCTTCTGGGATGCCCCGGTTTCTGAGTTGCTCAGGCGTAAGTCCCAATATGCCTTTTGCAGCTTCTCCTGTCCCTGGGGCGAGACGAAGTCCGTCACCAGTTCCAGTTCCCCCAGCAACTCCTCGTCCGCCACCGGCCTGTTCTGTCGAAACAGGTCGCTCACCCCCGCGTCCAGCAAGTCCTTCTGCCTCTGGGATAAGTCCTTCAGGCGCGGCCCGATGACTTGGCGCACCTGCGCCACGAATGCCTGCCGCCGTTGCTGCTCTGTCTGCATCATTCCCACTCCACCGCATGACGATGACGGGCGGCATGCCCATGCTTTCGTCCCATCCGTCTGACCGCCAAGCTTCCAGCAGATCTTTATACGCCTGCTCTCCGTGGTCAGATATATACATTTCCTTGTCAAAAGGAACCCGGCCAGCTTCCTCAAAGCCGAATTTTCTGTAGTAGGTCGGCAGGAAGCCATTAGGAAACTTCTTTGACGGCACAGCGAAGGCGTCAAGAACCGTGACGCCGTCCTCGATGGCCTTTGCCATCACGCTCGGGGCGGCTGTCCCTTTCGCGCCGGGCGCATTGCTGACGACACCGACCAAAGCCTTATCGCCCGGTATCATGTCAACGCCGGCCCATGAGTAATCGGGCTTTGCGTCAATGGCGAAGAACACGTCGTCATCGCCAAGCTGATACGCGATAAGATCGCCAGACTTCGCGCCGGCCTTGATGTCCTGGGCGGTGTAGTTCGTCAGAGCAGGCCGATATTTGCTGTTGGTGATGGCATCAACAAATGCCTGCGGAGATGCGCCGCCAGTGTTGACTGGCTGGTTGGTCGGCTTCCACCTGTTCAGTAGGGAGTTGGTGACGATCCGCGTGTCGATTGGAGACAGACGCATAGCCGATCCAACTGGGAACTGATTGCTGCTGGACTGCAACAGACGCTCGAGGTTCTCGACCTGCTTGCCTGTGACCTCTTGGACCGGCAGCGACATGTCGAAGGCACGGCGGCCACCCTTGTTGAAGCTCTCGCCGAATGCGTTGACGTTCTTCTCGCCCCAGAAATCTGGAAACATCTCAAAGGTCGAGATGTTCTGATCAAGCGCGCCGAAGACGCGTCCCCTGATGCCATAGCGATAACTTGGATGGACTGGCAAACCCTCCGCCAACAGATCGACGGGCGGGGCGCTAAAGTCTGGCTCAATGAACAAGAGCGTGTCGCGTGGGTTTGCCCCTGCGTAAAGCGGGTCAACCGTTTCCTGAAGAAGTCGGTTTACGTTTGGCATGCCCTGCTCTTGCATGCCCTTGCTTCCGATGATGTCGGCGATCCTGCTGCGCTCTTGGAAGCTTGCGCCGTTGATGAACTCTTGCAGGTTGGGGCTTTCAAATCCTGGGAACCGCTCAAGGCGTGCCAACGCGGGATCTCCGCCAGCCGCCGAGGTTCTTACCCTGGCGTCCAACTCGCCCAATACCTCGGGCTGGATGCGCCCGTCCCTGACATATGCCGACGTTGTCTTGATCAGTGAGTTGATAAAGCTGATGTTTGACTGATGGCTTGTCGGGTTCATCGCCGTGACAGCAATCAGATCGGCGCCAGATCCAGCCTTCTTGGTCCCGATGCTCTTGCCTTGGACAGCCCACGCAAGGCCAGCCTGTTGGCTAGACTGCAAGAGAGGATAGCGAGGGCCTCCCATCATCGGCTCTGGCACATCAACCTTTGATGCGTCGATGCCTGTGTAATATCCTCCAGTGCGCGTCAGGTCTGCCACCGTAGGGATGATCCTGGCGTCACGAATATCGCTTGGCGTAATGCGTCGGACCTCGGCCAGAGGTGCCTCCTGCATCGCCCTAGCGACCTCATCAAACGTCAACGGCGGGCGGCCAACGCCGGGGATCGGGTTGCTGTAAACCGTCGGCATCTGGCCGGGCTGATTAAGGCGCTCCACGACATCACGGCCAACAGCGCGCATGGTGTCGCCTGCTGCTTGCTGCGCTGGCGAGAACCCTAGAAGACCCTCCATCATCGCGCTGGCAGCAGGCACGCCGATAGCCTTGGCGGCAGCGATAGGCGCGGCGATGCTGGCCACGCCTGACGCCATCTCGCCCAGTGATGCGATGCGGTCCCAATAGCTTTGATCTGGCGCCACCATGCGAGATCCGGCCCGCATGGCGCTGCCGATGCCTTCGACCGGGTTGAACGTCTGGTTCAGGAACGCAAGCCGCTCGGTGACGCCGTTGCCGATGTCGAGGATGCCCGGCGCTGTGCGGCGCGGTGCCATCGTGTCGCCCGGCTCATCCACGCGCACCCACTGACGGCCTTCTGGCGCAGGCGGGACGGGGCCAGCGTTGGGGTCGTTGCTGTCCCAGACTGCCTGCCCTGTTGCCGGATCGATCAGCTTCATTCGTCAGTCCTTCGGATCAATGATGACGCGCTCGATCTTCTGGATGATCGCGCCGCCGTCTGGGCCGCTGTGTTCGCTCTTCACCGTGTCGTTCCAGTCGGCACGGAAACGGTTCTTCATCTGGAAAATGTAGCTTGTGGCGTTGAAGCCATCGACGCCGCCGAAGGTCGAGACGCGGCCCATCTTTTCCCACCATGCTTGGGAGAGGCGCTGTGCATGCTTTACGGCTTCCGAAAATTCTGGGTGTTCTTGCGTCCACAGATCGAAAGTCGAATAGGCGATGTCGAGTTCTGCGGCCATTTCGGCCTTGCCCATGCCTTCGCGCCCGCATTGGATCACGGTCTCGCACATGGCTGGATCGTATTTGCTCGGGCGTCCTGCTGGCATGATTTCCCACCTTCATCTCGGGCGATGCGGCCCGGTCGCTGGGGCGCAGTTTAGCGCAAGGTTCAGGCAAAAGAAAGCCCAGCCGAGGAGGAGCGGCTGGGCAAGTAGAGGCAGGTGTCCAACAGGGAGGTGTTGTGCTGACACCTTACCGCTTGATGGCCAAATACGCAAACATTCCTTTTCCGTGCCGCTTGCAGAACAGTAGGCACATGCCGGCGTCTGATGCGGCTGCGGCATCGAGGCGGTGTGGGCCGCCGCAGTGTTGGCCGATCCAGTAAAGTATGCGGTCGCCTTTCTTGGCCTCATGCAGTGTCAGCGGGAACATGCCGCGGTGCAGGCCGGTGATGTCGGTTGGATCTTTCATCCTGTGCAATCTCCCCCGTCCTGCTGACACAGCACGCCTTCGGTGCTGAATATCCAATCGCCCTGCCGTTCTACGAAGTCACGCAGGCTCTTGCGTGTGTATTCCTTGCGAAAGCGCGCGGCTGCTGATGTCGTGGCCTCTGTGGTCTGGGCTTCCATGCGCTCCCACCATGCGTGCCGATCTGGGAAGTCTCTTGCCAGCATGGCAAGCGTTGCCTCTGACTTCAGAAAGCATCCATCACAGTTGCCCAGCGCCGTGTTGCCCTTGATGTTCTGCAAGCGCAGATCGAATGGCTGCGCTGCCCAGAATGCCATGACGTGATGCTTGGACACACCAGCGTCGGCCAATGGATACCAACGCTGCCAACGCTCTTTCTGAGGCTCACGGTTGACGCGGCCAGGTTCGTCTGCGCGGATGCCAAGAGCAGATATCCAATATTCCCACCCGATAGACCGCAGGTAATCGCGAGACGGCTTCACCTTCAAATCACCCGTGCAAAACCTGGCCTGCTGGTTCGGCAGGTATTTGCGCTTTCGGATCAGTTCCTCGAAGGGTTCGCCGTCTCTTGATGCGCTGTTGTGCGAGACGACATTGAAGCCGGGCTTTTGGCTGATGCGTTCGACCCAGACAATCGGGATGCTCCAGCGGTCACCAACCTCCTGCACGAAGTCTAGGGTCTGCGGCATTTCGCGGCCAGTGTTGGCAAAGACCACCTTGCAGCGATCAGGGATGCCGCTGTTGGCCTCGGCGATCTGGTGCAGCATGTAAGCCGACGTGCGCCCACCGCTGAAGCTGATTTGCACGTTTCCGTCTGGCAGGATATAGGCGTTCACTCAATCACCCCGTCGCTGAGAAAGTCAAAGTCATCTTCCAGATCGGCCTGCGGTCGGCGCACGGCTTTCACCTCGGCGCCGGGGAAGGATAGCTTGATCGCGTCCACAAGGCCATTGCGGTGAGCGTGCAGGGCCACTGCCACCTCGCGCATGGTGTGGATGGCGATGCCTGGACGCTTGGCGTAGGCTGCCGGCCATTCGCGTCCATCCTCGATGATGCCGAAGGTGGTTCCCTCATATTCGTATTCCCAGATCATGGGATCGGACACGGGCCGACCGAGGCTGACGGCTTCGGCGTCCATCGCGGCCAGCC